TTAGGTTTTTTTTCGTTGAGCGTCGCGAATAGCTTCACTGTGTGGACGTGCTGCATGAACCGGGCGGCTGTCTAAAATCACCCGATTAACGCCGCGCTGATGTAAACCGCGATTAAGCGTTTGTTCCTCTTCTCCTTTGGCGAAAAACTGTGGATGGCGGACTTCCACGCCATAATTAAATTCGCCAGGAAGAGAATCGAGAAAATGCCAAAGCGCAGGCAGCTCCCGTGGGCCGAATGTGGCAGGCAGTTGCAGCCAGTATTGCCCAATGCGCGGAGCCAACGGTGACATGCGGGTCAAAAATTCAGTCACTAAATCATCGCAATGCCGTAATGCTGCCTGATGCGAAATGGTCGCCGGAAACTTAAAACAGAAGCGGAAGTCATCTGTGGTCTGCTCACGCCAGCGCAGGACAACCTCGGGTTTCGGCAGGGCGTAAAGCGTGGTGTTGCCCTCCACGCAGTTAACATGACGGGCGTTAGGGGTTAACTTACTGATTTTAATAATCCTCCAGTACTGCTCTCGTGGCTATGGGGCATCAATGGGGCAAAATCTGCCAGCTTCTGATTCAGCATTGCGATCTGCTCTGCGCTGCTGTCAGCCATCCATGCACCGTAAACATTGAACACCATCTGCGCGCTCGCATGCCCCATCTGACTGGCAATAAAACTCGGGTTTGCACCAGCAGATAATGACCAGCACGCATAGGTATGTCGTGACTGGTACGCCTTTCTGTGTCTGATCCCCGCGCGCTTTAGTGCCGCTTCCCATGAGTCGCCTACTGAATCGACCCGGTAGATAAATCCGACCTGCTTACTGCGTCTGACCACATGCGGGTTAAAGACGAATGTACACTCATGGGTCACCGAACGACCGTACTCACGTAACTGCACTTCAATGTGATATTGCCTGCCCAGCCTTGTCATTTCAGCCTGATTTTTCAGGATGCTGATTGCGGGCTGGATAAGATGCACCACTCGATCTGTGCTTGCCTCGGTTTTCGGTAGAGTGAACTCACCAAGTTTCGTATAATTACGCCTGACGGTAATTGTTCCCGCCTTCAGGTCGATATCTTCCCAGGCCAGGGAGACCAGTTCCCCGTGACGCATTCCTGTGTACACTGCTAATGACCACAGGTTTTTCGTCTGCTGATGCCGGCATGCATCTATCAGGCGAATAAATTCATCACGAGACAGAGGATCTGGTTCTGCCCTGGCTTTTTTCAGAGGTTTAATTCCCTCGAATGGGTTCACCTCTAAGTAACCGTGATCCGCAGCAAACTGAAACATTCCGGCCATTGTCGTCATGTAATAGTTCACAGTAACAACGCTTCGCCCTTTTGCCGGGGCTTTATTTTTCGTCGGACTCTGATAACCAGTTAGCAAATCTTTCCTGAGATACAGCAATTCCTCTTTGGTTACTGCTGACACCAGGCGATTACCTCCGATCCTCGGCACCATATTCCTTGCGACAGATTCATAGCGATTGAATGCGTTCGCGCAGATTTCCATCCGTTTCAGATCCAGCCATTTTTCTTCAAGTTCTTTCACTGTAATGTCTTTTTTTACTTACACCAAAAGCCTTGAGGTTAGGGGAGTCAGGAAACTGGGTTGCATAATCAAAGGTTCCTGTGCGGATGGCAAAACATACTGATGTCCGCAGTTCCCCGGCTATCTTTCTGTTCTTAGCGGTGTCAGGGACACCGAGACTTTCCCTGACACGCTTACCTTTAAAATTAAACCAGATGCGTAATGTGCCACCGTGGTTTTCGACGCCTGTTGGATATGTGACTTTATCCATTGGTGTTACCTCCAGACGCCCAAGAGCGATACGAGCTTACCTTTTTCATGGCATCAAATCACCCTGGCTGCTTGCTTTTCATTGAAGCGACCCAGGCATCTACAGCCTTTCTGTTATACATGCACTCACTGGAAGGTTTAGGATTTCCGTCAGGCGATACGTGGATATACTCCCTCCCAATCATCCAGCATTCTTTTCTGGCCCGGAGGATGGTACCGGGCTTGAGCCCGGTCACCGCGATCAGAACACTTTCACAAACCCAATCGTTAGGAGCTAACTGAATAACATTGCTCATATACCCGCCTCACACCAAGTCAAGGCCACGGCAGTGGCGCCACACATCAAACATCCGCTTTACCACTTCCCTACAGTAAAAACCGTCGCAATCTCGCGTAAGGTCGTAACGGCTCCCGTACCGTTGGCGCACCCATATTTCAAATGCTTTGTGCATTACTTCACCTCTGCAGATAACGTCGTCACAATGACATGCTGGCGCGCCACCTTTTGGTGGGTGAATTTCCTTAACTTCAGGCTGGAATGGTGTTCCAGATTGCTTCCATTGCCTTCTCTTACGATAAAACGTGGTTCTGGAGATACCACCAAGCATCTCCTGAACGCGCTCACGGTTAACGAGAACCGGCTGAATGCTGATTGTTGTTTGCATGCTTTTCTCCAGGCAAAAAAGAATGCCCTCACACTGGAGGGCAAAATGGGTGATAACGTGGCAGTGCATTCGCACCCAATAGCCAGCTCATAACTGGCTATCAGTTGCGTCAGGATTTGATGTGAAGTCGCGGTTCGCCGTCTTTCGGCTCCGGCCACTGGCGAGCCATATTCACCTTCAGCTTTTCTTCCATCGCCGCGGTGATTTGCTCATCGGTGATACCGGCGCGCCGCTGCGCGTCCCAAAGCAGGAACTGCATATCAGCCCACTCGCTGAGGTCGCCAGGATCGGCGGCAGCTTCCAGCGCTTCTTTCGAAAGGTGTTTCAGCGGTCCGATAGGGCCGACATTACCGAAGGTCTTTTTCTGACCATTCAGCGTGGCGCCGACGGATCAGGTTTCTGGTGAACTGTGATTTCTTCGATTCGTAAGGTTTCACGCTCTCTCCTCATGCCGCGCGCCGGGCACGCAGCGATTTAATGTGCTCGCTCGTCTCCAGTTCGGCGCGTATCTGTGCCGCTTCGTGATGGTCTAAAGGTTCGAAGTCTGAATTAAATCTGTCGATTGATGCTGTGTTGATCCGGCCCTGTCGCCAGTAGCGGACTATCTGTGATGTGCAACTGTGGATGATGACGGGCCAACCGTGCTGGTCAGCGTAAATCTGACCCCGTTGAATTAGCTGGAACATTGGGCACCACCTTAAATTCGATTACCCAGACCCAAGGGTTGGAGTCGAAGCTACCTTCGCCATTGGCCTTATCCCACCACGCTTTAAAGCCGTGCATTTCTGGACACAGCCCTACCGGAACGCCAGCGATCGCATAATGCTCGGCATGGTTGAAGGCTCGTCCAGCTACGGTTTCGCAGTGTTCGAGCATGTCGCCAAGGTCATTCAGCAAGTCTGATTCATTAGCCGTCTGAAGTTTCTCGACTCGGATGCCGGTTATCTCCAGGGTGATTCGGCTGGCGGCGCGAGGCATTACTGCGCCAGATTGTGGACGTGTCCAGTCTCCCCATTCTGGCTCACCATCGGCCCAATACCAGAAGTCCGGGACTTCTTGAGGAACTGCCGGATCAAAGAAGTTAAATGCGTCGAGCCGTGAAAATGACTCTCTGACATAAATCGCATCGCCAACTGCACCGAATGGACATGGATGCCAGTAATCGCACACGTGCTCCTCATCTTCGCTCCATGGCCACATGCTTCCGTCGTCGCGCTCTGCAATTTCAGTAGCCCGAGTATGACGCCATTTGATAGGGCGCCGAACCTGCGTCATGCTGCCATCAAGCAAGGCGCGCACCTGATACTCATTAAAAATCATTCCACGATCTTTCACTGGATCCCCCTCTGCTTATTCCTCAATTCGATTTCTTCCTGGCAACTGGAGCACGTCTTGCAGCCGGGAACGGCAGCGCGGCGCGGCTCGGGAATTGGTTCGTCGCATTCTTCACAATGCTCAGCTGATACTGCGCTGTGGTCGATGCGGTGAGCGGAAAGGGCAGCGTTACGCTGAAGCTCTTCAATCTCTGCTGCGGTATCGATGATGTCCATGGTCAATGCTCCCGGAACTGTCGGTTAATTCGGTTGAAGGTGAACGCCAGCAATAAAAAAAGGCCGCTTTAGCGACCCGGTGATCAGTGCCTTCATGCTGCACCGCCTTCATTCTTCTCGGCTTCGACTGCCATCTGCTCAAGCCGTAGTGAAAGCTCGGCGGCCAGCGTCTGGAATTCTTCCTCGGTCGCCACAGGAATCGGCACAAAGCGAATCCCGATGTGGGCTAGGTGATTGGCAATTTCGAGGCTCTTCCTCAAATCAACGGGCGAGGCTTTGTTCATGCGGCTTTCTCCCCGGGTAATGGTTTCAGACCGTCATTCAGCGTGCGCTCAAGGTTGGACAATATTCCTCGCAACCTCTTTATCTCTTCATCCTCGGTCAGTCGGCGCATTGCTTCCCATAGCGTCCTTGTCAGAACATACATAGGGACATTCGGGTCGAGGCCAAGTGCTTTCGCCAGACCTTGCTGAGCGTCGGTTAACCTTTCCTCCGATTCCTCCCGGCGCTTACGTCGGCGTTGCATCTCCTCCTCACTTTCCTGGCGCAGGTTCTTCAGCCTTTCATCGTTATCCCTAACCTGCTGCTCAAGCCGCTCCTTCGACCGATGCGCTCGACAAACAAGATCGGCGATTTCGCTGCCATGTCGCTTCATAAGTTTTTGTTCGCTGAGGTAGGTGTTGATTACGCGATTTTTTTATTTGGGTTCTCTCTGCCTGTCGCGTCATGCCATCCATAAGCAACTTCATCCAGGCGTCGCGAGGTAGGTTATCAATCTGGCGCATTGTCGGCCCCTTGAGGGTATGCCATCCAGTTTCCTTCCGGATCATCAAGCCACAACCATCTGGGATGTCGCTTTTCTTGAGCATGCCTTCAGGAACTGCAAAAACAACGCCACCTGCATAGCTGAAGTATTTGGTGTATTTGCCTGCTGTAACGTCAGCCCGGAAATCACCTACGCTGACTTTAACCTCATAGACGACTGGGCAGAACTTGCTGTAGCTGTGAGCAATAGAGTAGACATCAGGTCGGCACGTTCCGGCGGGCCCAAGCTGCATATCCTCCCAGCAGATGCGCGCTGTGTTCTGGCGCAAATGCTCTGCAAGGTCATGAGCAAGCTCGTTATGACCCCATTTTTTTGTTGTCATTGTTCTGCTCCGAAGCGGCGATTAAGCCGCCCTGTGTATACGACGAACTCCAGGAGGCTAACTCCCAGAGCTTCAATTTTCTTATGATGCTTGTTGATGATGGGAGGCACCGTTTCGTTCCAGTTAGGCTTTGGCTTCTTGCGCATGGCCTGCTGGATTTTCTCGGTGCAGCGACGGCAGGCGGCGCGGATGGCGTTGTCTGTTTCAGATGTCATGACTTGCCCCCATGATTTGCAAATTCTCCATGGACTTGCTCGCGGAGGCCCGAGAATTGCCCGGCTCGCCCTGGCCGGCGATAGAAGGGTGTGCGTTTCATTTCCACTGCTCCCCGAACGTGAAGCCGATTTCCGCCAGCGCCTCGTCCATCTTCTCAATGAACTCCGGCACCATTTCGTTGAAATCGGTCATGTACTGCGGATCCCGCTCAACGACGACGTGGTGAATACCTTCGCGTTTCATGCGCGGGTCGTAGTTGGCAAAGAACCAGGCTTCTTTCCCGGTCACCCACATGCTGTACTGCACCTGGGCCATGTACTCTGACTTAATGGCTTCGAAACCGCCGAGGCGGAATTTCATGAAGTCGCGGGAGGTGAACGGACATTTCAATTCGAGGCCGAAATTGTTACTGCAAAGGCCGTCAGGGGAGCACGCGGTGCGCATGCTCTCGTCACGGAACAGGATCGGAGACTCCGTGACTTTCACGTCGGTGGTGAACTCGAAGAGGGTGCGGGCGTCTTCCTCGTACTGCTTTCCCCAGGCCAGAGCCTTGGCGTTAACCTCTGGCGCGACGCCGGTGCATACCTCGGCGAGTAGGGTGTGGAAGTAGGACATCTTCATGCCCGTCCATTTGGTGCCGGAGCGCGGCTTGGATATTACGTTGTGCACTTCAGAGGCGGTGATAACGCCGAGCCTTAATTTGGCCCATGCTTCATCACCTTGCTCTACGGTGGACACATCAATGCCGGTCCTGGCCAGGATAATTTCGGGTGTCATGCTGCCGCCTTAGCTTTTTTCTGAAGGAAGTTGAACCCTTTCTGTGCCTCTTCTTCAGTGAGGTCTGACGCCTCAAGAATTGGCCGTTTGAAGATGTCGCTGCACACTGGGAGGAAGTCTTGCTCCCAGTCTTTATTCAGCGATGTTAAGAGATCGGTGATCGCCTGAAGTGTTTCTTCGCTTGCTGCTGGTGGAAGCGCTTCTGTGGTGCTGCGCGGGGTGACGTCACGAATATCAACGTCCAGCGATTTGCCTTCCATTTCTTCTGCAGTAGGCTGCTGTCCAATCTCAGGCCATGCCTTGCGCAACGCCTGGGCTTCTGCGCATTTCGCCAGCTGTCCATACGGGCGTTTTTTTCCACATCGCGTTCGGCGCCGTGGTGTCACGTCCGCCGGTGGCGTAGTTTTCAATCCAGTATTCTTTAGCGCTGAACTCGACGATCTCGCCGCTGGGCATGCGCTTGAAAACGGTGTATTTGCACCACTGAGGGAAGGTCACCTCGACACCAGTAAGCGTCTGAGTTACGTCGGGCCCGAACTCGGGCTCGCGAGCCCCGGCATAATCGCCGGAGCGGTCTGCCTGAATGCGGTAAAGTCCGATGCCCGGCATGACGACGTCGCGCCATTCGCCTTTACCTGTTTTCGAGTCTTTGACGTACATCGGAACGAGGTGGACAGGTTTGAGCAACGGATCCAGCTGGCGGGCGCGGCAGTAGTCAAGCGCCATCATTACCGATTCGTCTTTGGCGCCAGGATAGATGCTGTTCTTCAGCGCGCTCCAGGTGGAGACGTCGACGCCTATCTCCTGAAGCGACGTCGCTGTGATTGTTAATTCGTTTGCCATCGTTAATCCCCTCAAAAATTAAAATGGGCAGCCGGTACGGTGTTCCCAGTCGTATTCCGCCTGGGCGTAAGCAACTGCCGAAATGAAATCGTTGTAGGCCTCGCCAGCTTTATCGCTGCGAAGTCCTTCGTATGGACTGGCGTCAATCGGTACGGAGAAGTGGAAGAGGCCGGACGGCTCTTTTGGCATCATGTCGATGATTTGTTGCGCCCGGTCGTCGATCCACTTCTCTTTCTCGTCGGTGATCTGCTGCTCAGCCCAGCGCCGATCTTCGATGCGGTCGTAAGTGAGGTATGCGTTCATAAATTCTCCGGTTTTCTTTCTTCATGAACGGCATGCTTGCCGTGCATTCGCTCTCTTGCTGCAACGACAACAGCCCTGGCCTCATTAAGGTCGGTGAAATTGCCAAGGTGGTATTTTTTGCCGTCGATAGAGCAGCGCGCGTGCCAGCGTTTATCTTTCTTATTCCAATAAACGCCTTTGACGCCGCTTGTGTTGTTTTTTGGAGAGAGCTTATTTAGCTGATTAATGCAGTGAGGAACGTCCCTGAGGTTGCATAACCTGTTGTCAGTTCTGATGCCGTTTATGTGGTCTATTTCATGCTCAGGCCACGAACCATACGAATAAAGCCATGCCAGGCGATGGCATAAATATCTTTCGTGGTCGATAGATACTCGAAGATAACCCATAGGGTTTAACGACCCAGCGATAGAGCCGGTAACCATGCCGCCGGCAGTTTTTTAGCCTGGTGAAAATCCCAGTCTCTGCGTCGTAGTGAAATAACTCCTTTAACCTCTGAATTGAAAGCATGGCAATGCCTCCCGGTTAGTCCAGGCCGATCGGTTGAATAGGGTGGTTACTGCTGCGCGATGGATTTCGCCGGGAACTCGCCGTTGCGGATGATGCTTTCTACCGGCCAGCACTCAGCTGACACTTTCTGCTCTGTAGCTGCCAGGCTGCATTCCTGCTGGCTGTCGTAAACGCCGAGAATGACATCCTGATAATCACCGTTGGTCATTGCCACGGTCAGGACGAGTGCGAATAAAGTTTCCATCAGTGAAGAGTCCTCCCGATGGCGACGGCGTAAAGGCGTTTTGCTTCTTCCCACGCCGGAGCATTGCGATGGAGCACCGCGAACGACGCGAGCCGTTGGGCCTCTCTGATCTGCTGCTGGTTTACCATGATTTCCTCTTGGCCTTATCGCGGCGAACGGAACGGTTAATACAAGACTTCAACGCATTTATTCAGTGTTTCAATGGGCGGTGGATGGCCGCCGGTTGTCATAACTTGAGCCACTCGTAAATGACTCCAGGTATGAAAAAGCCGCTGGTTAGGCGGCTATTGAGGTTCGCGCGGCTTGTGGTCGAATCGGTGCCACCCGTCAGTTAATTCAAATGGAGCATAACTTTCCCGGCGCTCAGCGAACCCAAGCTCAACAGACAGAGCGTGCAGCTCATGCCGACGCTTAATCTGTTCCATCGCAATCCAGTCAGCATCGGCATTGCGCTTTTGAGCTTGCTTCGGCGACAGGTCTAAACTGTTTATTTCACTTAGTTTCTGCTGACGCTTGATGTCCTGTTTCATATTGCGAAGCGCATTTATCATTGAGTCGATGCGCTTGATGTCGTCGATCATCCCCTTACCCTCTGTCGTTACCCGCTGATGCGGGAGAAATGCTTTGGCTATGTGGTAGGTGGGAGACCCATTTCGACCCGATTCGGCCTACTTATCTTCGGCAATAGCTCCTCGGGCCTCGCCGCTTTACGTGCGACATATTCCCGTCCATGAACCCTTCACCACATCCCATAACATTCCCTGTATTGGTCAGCGCCAACTCCCTGCCAGTGTTGCCCGTTCTCACGCCGTTCTCGCTCTCGCGCGGGGATACTCTCTCACCGACCGGATCGCACCCGGTGATACAGCACGTTTACGTGTAGGGGTCTTAACAGGTCATTGACGCTGTAAATCTGCATGTTGTTAAAAAGCAGGCGACTTGCTGTCCGCCGCTGGCTAACTTCGCTCAGCTGTCGATGTTTCGTTTCGATGGGGTAAATTTAGCGTGATGCTAAATTATGCGCAATAGCAAAATGCTAAATTGTTGAATGGTTTTATTTAGCGTATTGATTAATAAGCGATTAAAAATTTACAGCGAAGGAATTCGGGACGTAAAAAAGCCCGCGCGATGGCGGGCTTGAGGGGTTTTGCGTGAGGTTATGGGATGTTTAGTATTTTGGCATCAACCACAACGCCGATGATTTTGCAGTTTCCATTAATTTCTAGCATTGGATATGCGGGGTTAAGGGGCTTTAGGAAGCGTCTGCCGGCATCGATTACAAGCTTCTTAAAGGTCGCTTCGTTATCGCCTTCTAGCTTCGCGACAACCAGCTTTCCGTTGCGCGGCTCGACTTCAGGATCAACAAGTATCGCTGCTCCCTCGGGTATGCTCAGTCCAGCCGGGGAGGTCATAGAATCCCCTTTAACGTCCAGCCAGAATGAATCTTCTGAGCAGTCAACAGTCGTGTCATACCAGCGATCTATCGCTCTTCGGTGATAAGGTTCTACAGCTTCCATCCATTGCCCCGCGCTTACCCAGCTGATTACAGGATAACTTCCTTTTGTCTCGTTCAGTCCTCGAAATGCAACGTTCGAAGGTTCTTCACTGGCGTGTAAAACATCCATCCAGCCAAAAGGCAGATCAAGCGCAGTTTCAATTTTGCGAGCCATCTTATCGCCGATATTGCGATGAGGGTTTGGTCCCAGTAGCTGGCTAAGCGCAGCCGGACTTGTCTCGATGAGCTCGGCAAACTGCGCTTTGGTCATTCCAGACTCGTGCTGACGCTTCTCGTACAGCGCTTCCAGGTTGGCTTTTCTGATTTCTTTATTTTCCATACCTGCATTGTTACTGCTTTTAGCAAAATGATAAATGTGCAAATTGCTAAATGATGCTTGCGTAGTATTTAGCATAACGCTAAACTCCAAATCAAACGACTCACCCGGAGACACCAATGAGCACTGAACTACACCGCTGGCGCAAGGCCGCCACTACCGACGAATGGGCGCAGCTCGCAAAGTTGGCTAACACGACGCCAGGTTACCTGGACCAGATCGCCTACGGAAATCGCCGGGCATCTCCAGAAATGGCATCTGCTATCGAGAAAGGCACGAAGAATTTTCACCGCCAGGCTCCGGTCCTAAAAGAAAGCCTGGTATTCGCATCGCCGCGTGATACTGCGGCCTAACCACGAAAGGGAAAGCAATGCATTCACTTGCGTATCAACAAGGTAACAAATTTTCGCCAGCGGCGATGATTTACCAGAATCGCCGGGAGCGAGAATCCTCGGCGTTAAATATCGATGGGATCCGCGCAGCAGTACGCGCCTGGGCAGCTGATTGCCGCAGTCGTGAATTTGTCGCCGCGCTGATCGTGGAAGAGTGGCGGGCGTCCGGCGGAACCGGTCTGGATATCCCGACTGACTCGCACCGCCAGATGCAGAAAGTGTTTCGATGGATTGATGGCGATACCGAATACGCCGCCAACAACATTCGCCAGCTGGCCCCGGCAATCATGTCGGTCCTGCCGCTGGAGTACCGAAACCGTCTGGCGCCGCAGAACGACACGATGTCGCTGATCGCCTCTGCGATGAAAGAGTGTGCCGAGGCTAAACAGGCCGTGCTGCTGGACGCTCCAGAGCATCAGAAGCTCAAAGAGGTAAGCGAGGGTATAGCGTCGCTGTTCCGCCTCATGCCGGAGCAGGTAGGACCGCTGATGACGATGGTTACATCGATGCTGGGGGTTATATGAGAGGCACAAGAAAAGAAAAAGCCCTTGAAGCGGTAACTTCAAAGGCCCTTATCACACTGTGTTACGGCAAGTAACGGGAGTAAGTATGTCAAACACCGCTGAAATAATCAATTTCCCAAATAAAACCGAACAACCGGGAGGTCGTATGGCCGACCTGTCGAACGGGTATACCAAGGTCGCTAACGAGATCCAACAGCTTAAGCCTCGCCTGAGACTGTCAGGCCGGGAATGGCAATGTTTTGAGGCGGTGATCTGGCTTACCTACGGCTGGAACAAGAAACAGGACCGCGTGACAAATACGGTTATTGCCGAGCTTACGGGCCTGAGCGATACGCATGTATCGGACGCGCTTAAGTCTCTCGCAGAACGCAAAATCATCTTTTCACAGAAGCAGGGCATGATGAAAATCGTCGGTGTAAACACTGACCTTTCAGCATGGATTTTAGACAAACCGGAAACGGGAAGAAAATTCCCGAAAACGGGAAAATCATTCCCGAAATCAGGAATAACCTTCCCGAAAACGGTAGACACCCAATACAAGAACAAGAACAGTATTAAAAGATCTTCGTCCGAGAATTCTGACGAATCCTCTGACGCACGTCTGAAGAAATTTTTATCAACTCATCCTGAAGCTGCGGTCTACACACCATCCGGTGCGAAGTGGGGCTCTGCTGAAGACCTCGAGACAGCTAAGTGGATTTCCTCCAGGGTGAAGCTGATTAACCCAACCTGCAAAGCCCCGGACATGACCTCCTGGTCTAACACTGTTCGCCTGATGCGCCAGATAGACAACCGGTCGCACCAGGACATCTGCGCGCTGTATGACTGGGCTAGCAAACACCACTTCTGGCAGACCAACATCCTGAGTCCCGAAAGCCTGCGTAAGCAGTGGGACAAGCTGACAATGCAGTGTAACGCCGGAGGTGAGCAGCGCGCTGTCAAGCCAGATCTGGACTTCAACAACACTGACTGGGCCTATGGGGTGATCCGATGAAATCTCTTGCAGAGCAGATGCGTAACCACGACCGCGAGCAGATGAGCCGCATGGCCCATAACCTGCCAGAGCAGTACCAGGAGTGCGCGCCGGTCGAGCAGGTGGCGCAGGTATTCAACAAGCTGTTCAACGAGCTGCGCGCCGCGTTCCCGGCCAGCATGGCGAACTTCCGCACCCAGGAAGACCTGAACGAATTCCGCCGTCAGTGGCTGCTGGCGTTTCAGGAGAACGGGATCCACACCATGGCTCAGGTCGATGCCGGCATGCGCATTGCCCGCCGCCAGGAGCGCCCATTCCTGCCGTCGCCGGGCCAGTTCGTCGCCTGGTGCAAGCAGAGCGGCGGCGCGCTGGGCGTCAACGTTGACCAGGTGATCGCCGAGTACTGGGAATGGCGTAATCGTTCGTTCGAATTCATCTCCAGCGAGCAATTTCCATGGTCGCAGCCGGTCATGTACCACATTTGCGTAGAATTGCGCCACCGCAGCACCGAGCGCCAGTTAACGCATGGTGAACTGGCACGCGAGGCAGGCGATCTGCTGGACATGTGGGAAAGGCGCGTCACCGAGGGTAAGCCAGTGCCGCCGGTACGCCGGGCTATTGCCGCACCAGCTGCCGAGCAAGGGCCGACGCCGATCCAGCTGCTGCTGGCCAAGTACAACCGCAACAAGTCGAACGGGATGGTGTGACATGAACATAACAATTCGTGGGCAGATTCTTGCAGCCCTGCGTAATAACCCGGGCCTGAATAGTGCTCGCATTGCCACCATGATCGGCATGACCACCAAAAAGATTTCCGGCCCGTTAAGTACGTTGTTTGCAGACGGCCTGATCGAGTTCGAAGGCAAGCACGGACAGCGGCTTTATCGGCTGACCGATTACGGCATGAAATACGCACCAGAAACAATCCCGGCTATGCCGAAGGGAAATTCGAAGCTGGTGCAGCGTACAGAGGCAAACGTGATCTGCCAGGAGTGCCGCAACAGCGCGGCGATGAGAAGGGTATTGATGGTTTGGGGGAGGGTAGGGGTATGAGCAACATCGACAAACGTGGATTACGGGAAGCAGCGGAGAAGGCGACGAAAGGCCGGTGGGCTGTTGAGTTCGACGATGAGATTTACTCCACTGACGGCGTGAACCATGAGCAAATAGCCATGGTATTCAGTGAAAACGAAGCGCGTGATGCTGCATTTATCGCCGCAGCCAACCCCGCCACCGTGCTGGCGCTGCTGGCATCGCTGGAAGCCGCAGAGAAGCGAATCGCTGAACTGGAAGCGAAGCTCGATAGCGCAGATAAATTGCAAGATAGCGCATTTCGTCATGGTCTTCAGCATGGCTTCAGTTTTGGTCAAACGGATAATCAGGCTGGATTTGAAGAGTGCTTATCTGCATATGGAGCGCGGGGTAAAGATAATGGCTAATTCATTACTTGAAACATGCAATGACTGGCAAATTCTTCGCGCAGAAATATTGGCTCGAAATCCAAATATGGCCATGACACTTCAAAAGCTCGACATCATGATTGAGCATTCCGTTAGGGCGGCAATTGAAATATCGCATCGTGTTGACTGGGATTTTAGTGAAGCAGAGCGTAAAGCTAAGGCGGTGAATTAATGGAACTTTCACGGGATAAGATTAAAGAAATAATCAATGACGATTGGCTTTTGATGGATGATTGCGAAGGAAATAAAAACTGTGACGTTGTCAAAGAGATGGCGCGTATAGCGTTGGCATCGCTCGAAGCGGAGCCGGTGGCGTGGTTGCTGTCAGGAGGCGGGGCAAAAAAACAACGTCAGCTTCGATAGTGGCAATGCTTATGCTGACCCATTGCGTGAGGTGACACCACTCTACGCAGCACCACAGTTACCGCAGCCAGCGGTGTTATCAGTGCCAGATGAAATACCGAAACTGAAAGATGGGATGGGCTTTAAGTATGTGAAAGATGGCGTCCGATATTCCTTAAATTATGCCAACGGATGGAATCAATGCCGCGCCGCCATGCTTCAGGCCGAACCTGTAAGTAATAGTGATGAGTTACCGCTGGACTATCTGCAAGGACACAAAGACGGCCTGGAGTGGGCTGCACAATTGGCAGAAGCCAATCATCCGCAAACAGGTGACTGGTTGTACGACGACCAAATCGATCTTGCCAGGGCGATTCGCAAAGGTCCGGATATGCCTACTGTTCAGGGTGGCAACTCTCCGGTGATTCCAGATGGTTGGGTGATGGTGCCGGTTGAGCTTACTCCGGATATGCGTGCAGCATGGGATTCGGCTCCGTACACAGACGATGATGACAACGACATGCAGGCTGCATACCGCGCGATGATTGCAGCAGCACCGCAGTGGAAGGTGAAGTGATGCAGAACCCATTCGACGAGATAATTTAAATCTAGTATTTTTATTTTCATTGTTAGTCAAAAAAAGCTGAGCTCCGCCACAAAAAACGTGGCTCAGCTTCTGAGTGCACAGATATGATATTCGAATATATAAAGCAACATTCAGAGGTAATCATTTCCGGTTTTTCAGTCGCCGCGGCCATCGCCTCTGCCTGGGCTGCTATTGCAAGCAGGCAGACGGCAGCAAAAGCACTAAAAATCCAAAGCAGAATGAGCCTGTATGAGCTTCTAAAATCCACTGCCGAAAAAGCTAATTCTTTCTCAAAGGGCAAGAGAGGTGCAGAGTGGGATTTCTATGACGCTGCCAATATAGTTCGATGCCTTAACCTGGCAATGGAGAGCATAAAAGATCATACCGAAAATGATGACAAGCTTGATATAAGAGAGCTAAAACAATTCTTCTTAAGCCAATTGAATATGGAGCTCTTTGAAGAGCTCAACTATCAAGTCGGACCGGATGCTTTCTTCCGGGGAGAGGAGCCCAACAGCATGAGCAGCGATATTTACGCGCAATGGATAAATGCTATTTCATTCTTTAACTTCATGGTTGTAACAGATGAGGATCTTGCTGATTAAACTCAGCGCAATTGATTTTCCAAAATCAACCAGCCATAATCATGTCATCGGAGCCTGAACAACTCCGGTGACTTCTGCGCATTTAAGGGGACTTAAATGCGACCACAATCTGAACTCCTCACATTGTCACAGATGCAGACATGCACCTGCGATTTTCTGTATTCTGCGTTACCTCTCGGAGGTGGCGTATGAAACAGCCTGTTTTCTACCTCCGCGACGAACGCGTTCGCGATAACCTCATCGACTACATCAGGAAGCTGCCCGTTAACGACGCTCTGCCGCTCGTGGTGAAGTTTTCTGAGGCTGACCGCACTCTCGCCCAAAACGACCTCTTCCACGCTCTCTGTGGCGATACAGCGAAGCAATTGCAATGGGCTGGCAAGTCGCGCGACCTCGCTTCATGGAAAGTCCTGTATGTCTCAGGCCATGCCATTGCCACCGGTAAGCCTGGTGAAGTGGTGCCGGGTCTGGAAGGGGAGTTCTGCGCCATCCGGGAAAGCACTGCGAAGATGGGCATCCGTCGCATGACCAGTCTCATCGAATACAGCCAGGCATTTGCTGTGCAAAACGGCGTGCAACTCCGTGAAGTTCGCTACTCAGGTGATTACTTCGGGAGGGTTGCGTAATGGCTAGCCCTCTCGCTCGCATCATCACCAACGAAATCTACCGGGTCCGGACACGCACTAAGCGCAAGCCTGAACTCAAGCCATCCGAAATCCCATCACTGCTCGGCTACACCGCGCGACTGACCCAGGTGAAATGGGATCGCCTGAAAGCGCGGAGGTCACATGGCTAATTTATGCAAAGCGGCACGCGGCCGCGATTGTCAGGTGCGGATCCCCGGCGTATGCAACGGCAATCCTGAAACCTCAGTACTGGCTCACATACGTCTTGCTGGTCTATGCGGGACCGGAATCAAGCCGCCTGACCTGATCGCCACCATCGCATGCAGCAGTTGCCACGACGAGATTGATCGCCGCACCCGTCTGGTCGATGCGGAATTTGCAAAGGAGTGCGCGCTGGAAGGCATGGCTCGCACGCAGGTCATCTGGCTTAAAGAGGGGCTCGTGAAAGCATGAATGAATACCGCATTAGCCTCCCGTGGCCGCCGAGCAACAACCGCTACTACCGGCATAACCGCGGGCGCACGCACATCAGCACAGAGGGGCAGGCGTACCGCGACAGTGTCGCCAGAATCATCAAAGACTCAATGCTGGATATCGGCCTGGCTACACCCGTGAAAATACGCATTGAGTGCCATATGCCGGATCGCCGCCGCCGTGACCTGGACAACCTGCAGAAGGCTGCATTCGACGCTCTGACCAAAGCCGGGTTCTGGCAGGACGACCAGCAGGTTGACGATTATCGAGTAAAAAGGATGCCGATCATCAAGGGCGGCAAACTGGAATTGACCATCACCGAACTGGAGCCAGCATGAAACCAGAACTGATCGAATCGCTTCGCATGCGCTGGCTGCGTCTCCGCATTTATCGCCGCCCGGGTACGGTGCTGGTGGGCTACCGCATTCTTCGAAACTTTATCCGCATCTACCAGATTGCAGGAGCAGCAGCATGATCACTCAAGACCTGGAATTTGTACGCCAGCAGCTCATAGTTGCGACTGCGGATCTGAGCGGGGCGACTAAAGGGCAGTTGATGGCCTGGCTGGAGAACGCTCAGTTCGATACAAAGACATTTAAGCGGAAGAAGCCCAAAGTTTGGGACGAAGAAAGCGAGAAATGGGTACCGGTTGATAACCCGCCGATCCCCGGCAAACAGTCACACGCGAAGGGCTCGCACATTCCTCTGGTTCAGCCGGTCGAATACTCCACAGCATCGTGGCGCCGGGCGGTCCTGTCGCTCGAGGAGCACCAGAAAGCTTGGCTGCTCTGGAACTACAGCGAAAACACGCGCTGGGAGAACCAGCTGGCGATCACCCAATGGGCTTGGGCAGAGTTCAGGGCGCAGCTTGGAACCAGGAAGATTGCCGGCAAGACCATGGACAGGCTGAAGGCGTTAATCTGGTTGGCTGCGCAGGACGTGAAGAAAGGTCTCCGTGGTGGGGATAAATTTACTGGTGTTGAACTGGCTGATCTGACAGGGGTGGAAGAGAAAAACTGGTACAAGACGTTTGGCGGCCATTGGCAAACAATGCAGGAGGTACTCGAGGCTCTTGATAGAGATGCTTTGCGCGCGGTTTCGCGATCACGTTCACAACAAAAGGCGGCTCATTTCCAGCAAGGTATTGCAAAAGTAGAGAAAATAGCGCATATTTAAGCCTAATTTGATATTGTGCCAATTTTTTATGCAATGGCAGTAAGTGATTTTCGAGCCCTGCGGTTAACCACGTGGGGCTTTGTCTTTTCTGGAGGGCCATAATATGTGACAGCCAAACGGATAGACCGCAGCCGGAAGGCAATGCAGCAGTCATGATGCTGCCCTGAGTCGCCATCTGGCGAGCCTGTGTAGTGACGGGTCAAGGTTCATATATCAAAACACGCTCCGGTAGAGCAGCGCGAATGCCAGACGCGCACCGGTTATCAGCGGCGATGATGCGACAGCGACTCAAGGGCATGAGCGTGGCCACTCCGGGAAGTGGCATAGAATTTTCAGAGGCTCGCGCATGCGGGCCTTTTCTGTATCTGGAATACCCCTACCTGGGACTATAAGCGCATAGCGCAACGCAGCACCCATCGATTGGCGGACCAGAACCCGCCTTTTTTTATTCAGGGCTCCGGGAATCATTATCAATACGTCTCGTCGTTAATTCATCCCGAGAGCCCGACCTCTACACATGGACCGCCTATGTCTGAACCTCTAACCATTGCTGGCGGTGTCACGTCCGCAACTATCGGAGTGACGTTCGCATCTTTGTTCCCCGAGGCAACGCCCGGCGTAATGCTGTGCGCGCTGGCTGGTGCAGCAATGTACGTTCTGACATCCGATCCACACCAACTGTGGAAGCAGTTCCTGTTCGCCGTCATCAGCTTTGTCGGCGGGGTTTTCTTCTCGGTACCGATGGCGAAGATACTGGCTGGGGTGATAAATACCGCCCTTGGCCTGTTACAGCCTCCGGTAAGCATCGAAGTATCCCCGAATATCGGCGCGCTGGTTTCCGCTTCCATCTCTGTCGCAGTCCTGCTTCGCATCCTCGCCAAATCAAAGCGGGGGAAAATGCCGGGACTGGAGGAGGAAGGTAAATGACATGGCAAACCATCGTCCTTGATGTAAACGCCATTATCTGCGCGCTGATCGCCGTAAGGCTGATGTTCTTCAGTAAGAGTGGAAGGCGACACCGTCCGGCTGTTGCCTGGATGGCGTACCTGATGATTCTGGCCGCTGGATTCACGGCGTTTCGCATCCTCTACGGCAAATATCTGCAGGTTGATCCGGGAGAGTTGATGCTCAACGTCGCCATATGCGTTGCTGTGTGGCGCTCCCGAGGCAATCTCGCCAAAGTTTTTCAGAAGGCCGGGCAATGACTAAAGACGACATTTTCAACAGCATCCTCGGTAAAGAGGGCGGCTACGTGAATCATCCGGATGATAAAGGCGGCCCGACGAACTGGAGCATCACCCAAGCAACGGCGCGCGCCCACGGTTATTCCGGAGATATGCGCAACCTGACCCGCGAGCAGGCCCTCGACATCCTCGAGGCTGATTACTGGTATGGCCCACGCTTCGACCAGGTTGCAACTGCCTCCCCGATCATCGCCGCCGAGCTCTGCGACACCGGCGTGAACATGGGGCCATCGGTACAAGTGAAATGGTTCCAGCGCTGGCTGAACGTATTCAACAATCAGCAGCAATTCTATCCCGACCTGATCGCCGACGGCCAAATTGGCCCGCGCAGCATCAGCGCCTTGAAGTCCTTCCTGGAGAAACGCGGACCCGAAGGCGAGACCGTATTGCTCAGAGCACTGAACTGCAGCCAGGGTCAGCGATATCTCGAGCTGGCAGAGCAGCGCCCGGCTAACGAATCATTCGCCTATGGCTGGATCCGGGAGCGCGTGAGCCTATGACTAAACTGAAAGCCATCCTGGCAGGAATCGGGCTCGCCATCGCGCTGGTACTGGCCGCATTTGGTATTGGCGGTATTCGTGGGCGAGAAAAGGCCGAAGCAGAGTCAGAAAAGAAACGTACCGACGAGAACGCCGCAGCCACCAAAGCAGCTGCAGAACGACGCGTTGAAGTAACCAAGGAGGCCAGCAATGTTCAGCAGACAGTTAGCCATATGCCTGATGACGATGTTGATCGTGAGCTGCGCGCAAACTGGACCCGCAAAGGTTGAGGTAATCGACACCGGCTGCGACTGGGTCAACGTCATTCGCCTCACTGAGCACGACATCGAAGTGATGGATCGCCAGACGAAGAAAGATGTGCTGGCACATAACAAATCGGTGCAGGCGAACTGCCAACCGAGTGAATACCGGGCCTTACAAACGCGGCCTGAGTGAAACAGAAACAATAAAGCGAGGTGCTTTCCCCATGAAAAAAAGAAGACCGTGGTTTTATCTCGGTTACTAACTCAATCAGCGAAGTAAAAAACCTCTTCCTGGGAAATGAAATCCCGCAAGAAGGTGAGGTGCTTGAACTGGTGGTTGTCAAAAGCGAAACCACCGATGACTCATGTGCATTGGTGCTTAAGCTGCGTTCAGTTCAAAAATAAGACGAACTGATTGACAAATTGAGTATTTCACGTGTGAATTGATGTAACTCATCGATTACTCTGGTGTATGAATTCATTATGAATTTCCACTCATCAGTATCGGAGAATATCGATGCATCAACACATAGCAAACGCCACGTTTCAGGTCATCGCAGGTGACTCAAGTGGCAGTGGTTTTAGCTTCATCCGTGAAGATTTAGTTGTCACTAATTACCATGTTATAGAGTCATGCTTTAATCTAGAAACCAGAAGTCAAACCCATAGCATCATCCTGAAAACGGAAGCTAATGAGCAAATTGCAGCTGGGATTGTCTACTTTGACCACGGTAATGATTTTGTCATCATGAAACTGCTTTCAGCACTGCCCACAGGTAGAGTTGTTCTTCAGCCTTCCGTTGGTTTTTCACCCACCAGAGGCAAAAAAAATTATCTTTGCCGGTTATCCACACGGAATACCGCAGTTGCTGACAAATGAAGCAATTATCTCAGCACCTATGGAGTTAGGCAGATTTGCAATTGATGGTATGGTCAATGGTGGTAATTCTGGCGGGCCAATTATAGATCGAGCCTCTGGCGAACTGGTGGGTGTCGTCACTCGGCGTAGATATCTTATGGGCGATCAAGCTGATGCTTTCAGTGAGGAGATTGAAAATTTGCGCCAATATCTTGCTGCAGCAAGCCAACATGGAAGTGTAGCAATAATGGGTGTCAATTTCGGCCAGATGGCAGATATGTTCGGTAGATCGCTACAGATAGTTTCAGATATGATGTTGCTTAACGCTAATTCTGGCATCGGAATAGGATTCTCAATGCAGCCTATCATTGACGCCCTTAGCACCATCCCAACAGAATAAACGTTCATCATGTGAGCGGTCACAAGATAAAGCCTCGCATCAACGAGGCTTTAGGACAAATTCAGGGGAATTCATATCCTTAATCTTTTATTACTTCAAATTCTATCGTATCCCCCAAGGACTCCGTCATTACAGCGCACTTTATGACTGTAGTGCGCGAATTGGCTTCATTATCTACGAGTGCCTTTCGGAATATCGCTGAAAACTTGCTGATCACGTCATTTCTTTGATCTCTAAAATTCGATCCTTCAATACGGATCAAGCCTTTGATGGCCGTTTCTAAGTCTTCTAGCTTTTGCCAATAAGTGAATGGTCTTGCTGCATTCTCGCTAAAAGTCTCCAGTTCACTCAATTTCTTAAGCTTGCCGATGTCGACGCGAACAGCATCGGATATTTCTTTCGCTCTATGAGTATTCCCAACTTTGTTTACAGAGTATGTAAGTAAAAAGTATTCATGCAGCATCATTTGTTCCATTAATGAGATTGATACTAAAAAATTGGGACAAAAAGTCATTATTCAATAGTAAGTTAAAAATTTTTCCAGCCATTTAAATCGGCGGATCGCTAAAGTCTTATCTATAGGAGCAGTATCATGAGCAAACCGGACTGGGAGGCTATTGAATCGGCTTACCGGGCCGGAGTGATGTCCCTTCGCGAAATAGCATCGCAGCATGGCATCAGCGAAGGTGCTATCCGTAAGCGTGCCAAGCGTGATGAATGGTCACGTGACCTCAACGCGAAGGTGAAAGAGCGCGCTGACGATCTGGTACGCAAAGCGAGGTACGCAAGCAGGTACGCAGCGAAACGGTACTTTCTGAGCGCGTACTAATCGAGGCCACTGCCGAGGTAATTGCCACAGTACGCATGGAGCACCGCGGCGACATCCGCCGGGCGAGGACTCTTGCGAACGCACTGTTTGATGAGCTCGAGGCTGAGTGCGCAGACGTTGAGGCGCTGCGTACCTTGGGCCAAATGATGCTGTGTCCAGATGAGAACGGGCGTGACCGGCTGAACGAGCTTTACCATGCCATCATCAGCATGCCCGAGCGCGTGAAGTCGATGAAAGCGCTGAGCGAGACGTTGAAGAATCTGATTGGCCTCGAGCGGCAGGCCTACAGCATGGACGAAGGCGAAAAAGATAAGGTCGTTGACGCGCTGTCTGACCTGATGGATTCGCTCTCTCAGGGGGCGTAATGAAACCTGAGCACCTCAAGCTTCTGGCTGATAAAGACTGGCGGCTGAACAATCTCTACTGGATCACTGACAAAGAGGGTAAGCCCACGCGCTTCAGGATGACGCCTGAGCAGCGGGAATATTTCGAGGGGATCCATACCCGCAACATCATCCTGAAAGCCCGGCAGCTCGGTTTCACCACCGAGGTGTGCATCATCCAGCTGGACGCGGCGCTGTTCGAGTCGGCGAAGTGCGCGCTGATTGCCCACACCCTGAACGACGCCAAGCGCCTGTTCCGTGAAAAGGTGAAGTACGCCTACGACAAGCTGCCCAAAGAAATCAGGGCTGCGAACCCGGCAAGTAACGACTCTTCTGGTGAGCTGGTGTTTAAAAAGGGCGGATCGCTCTACGTCAGCACCTCATTTCGTGGTGGTACGCTGCGTTACCTGCATGTTTCCGAGTTCGGCAAGATATGCGCCAAGTATCCGGACAAAGCTCGTGAGATCGTCACTGGTGCGTTTGAAGCGGTGTCGACAGGATGCTTCGCACTATTGAGAGTACGGCGGAGGGCCGGGCGGGATACTTCTTCGATTACTGCCAGACCGCCGAGAGAGCATTGCTTCAGGGCAAACCGCTATCCGCGCTGGACTGGAAGTTTTTCTTCTTCTCATGGTGGAAGAATCCGCAGTACGCAATCGACCCGTTAGAGCCGCTACCGCAGCGTCTGGTTGATTACTTCGCCGAGATGAAGGCTAAGCACGGAGTTGTCGTAAACAACCGCCAGAAGGCCTGGTACTACGCCAAAGAGAAAACGCTCGGCGACGACATGAAGCGCGAGTACCCGACCATCCCGGCCGAGGCATTCCAGCAGTCGGTCGAAGGCGCGTACTACGCCAAGCAGTTCCGCTGGCTCTACACCAATAAGCGGATCGGCCAGATTCCGGATAACTCACACCTCCCGGTTCACACGTTCTGGGATATCGGCGTGGGCGACTCCACGGCTATCTGGTTCGTTCGTGAGGTTGGCGAAGAGTTCCACATCATCGACTACTACGAAAACTCAGGCGAGGGCCTGCGGCACTACATGAAGGTGCTGAAAGACCGCGGGTATACCTACGGTGAGCACTGGGGGCCGCACGATATCGAGAACCGCGAGTTTGCCGCTGATGCGAAATCCCGCAAAGAGCTGGCGCGCGAAGGTTACGAAATCGATGGTCAGATGTACTCGCTGAATTTCAAAGTGGTGCCGAAAGCCGGCATCGATACCGGCATCGAGTCGGCGCGTGAAATCCTCCCGAAATGCGTATTCGACGAGGAGAAATGCTCGGAAGGCATCTCTCACCTTGAGGGCTACCGGAAAGAGTGGGACGACAAACGCGGCTGCTGGAAAGACAAACCTCTCCATGACGCCACCTCACACGGTGCTGACGGCTTCCGTTACTTCGCAGTGACGAAGAACAACCGCAAGCAGGTCGGCGCAGTATTCTTCTAAGGAGCATCGCCAGTGAGCGAACAAGATAACGGCCTCAAACTGGCTGTGAACAACCTCGCCACTGAAATGAGGCGAGCGAATTACCTGAATGCCATCGGCATTGGGGGCGGCAACACGAAGCGCCCGACGCTCTATCAGGAGTTTGGCTACCCGCGCACGATCACGTTCAACGACTTCTACAACATGTACCGCCGCAATGCCGCCGGGTTCGCTGTGGTGCACCGCCTGCTGGATGGGTGCTGGCAGGATTACCCGGTCATCATCGACGGTGACGAGACGGAAGAAGCGAAAGAGACCAATTCGTGGGAAAAGAAAGTCACCCGCTTCATGAAAAAGCTGTGGTCGAAGGTTAAAGACGCCGATCGCCGCAATATGGTTGGACGTTACTCCGCTCTGTTGTTGCAGGTGAAAGACAATAACCCCTGGAGCGAGCCAGTCGACATCAAGCTGGTGAAATCCCTCGGTGAGTCTGCGCTGGTGAAGCTGATCCCGGTATGGGAGCCGCAACTAACCGTCGCTGACTGGGATAACGACCGCCTCTCGTCCACCTTCGGCCAGCCGTTGATGTTCAACTTCAACGAACAGCCGGTGGGCGATGACCAATTTGTCGGGCCGATGCGCGGTGAGCCTGTGCACCCAAGCCGGGTGATCCTTTTCTGTGAAGGTTCAGAGGATGAAAATGTCCTGTCTGGCATCCCGCTGCTTGAGGCCGGCTATAACAAAGGACTGGACCTCGAAAAAAGTATCAGGTGGCGGAGCCGAGGGTTTCCTGAAGAACGCCAGCCGCCAGATCGCGGTTGAGTTCAGCAAAGATACGGACATGGCCACACTTGCCAGCCAGGCAAAGGCAGCTGGTTATGACGATCTCGGCAGGCGATGGGCGACAAGGTCAACAAACTGAACCGCGGGACCGACGCCGCCGCTGTCATGCAGGCCGGGCAGATGCGGGTGCTCAGCGTGACGCCGGGTGACCCGGGGCCGACGTGGGAGGTTACTGCGAACGAACTGGCCGCCTCCGTGCAGATCCCATTCACCATCCTGTTTGGGCAACAGACCGGACGCCTGGCGAGCGACGAGGACAAAACCGACTGGGCCATTCGGCGCAACACGCGACGTAACACTTTCCTGACCGACCGAATCACCGCGCTACTCGAGCGCTTCTGGACGCTGGGCATCATTGACCCGCCAACAAATGGCGAAGTCACTATCCAGTGGAGCGATCTGCTGGCGCCCGGCGAGAAAGAGAAAATCGAGAACATGTCCAAGCTGGCTGATGTCGTCCAGAAAACAACTGGCATGTATGGCGGTGAAGCGCCGTTGACTATCAACGAACTGCGACAGGTAATCGGGCTTGAGCCATTACCTGAGCCCAAAGAACCGCCGAACCCGGACGATAAGGTGACAACCGATGATCCACTGGCCGATGACACCCGAACAGAAGGAGAAGGTGGGCCTGCCGATAGTTCCGCGCAGCAAGGTTGACCCGACGCGATCGGCAAAACAGGTCAGCGCGATGTTCCGGGATATCGAAGAGCGTTATCTCGGCATTAAGCGCGCCATTAAAGTCCTGTTCGACCAGCGCCTGACCGGGCGAGAGCGAGATGTTAACAGCCACAACTGGCACTTCCTGTGTCACGTCAACGGTGAAGATCAGAGGCTCTACCAGGTCAACGCTGGGAAGTTCATCTACGACATGACGCCGCAGGAACTGGCGGAGCTGCTGGAGGCTGTGCAGGGCATCCTGGATGACTATCTGCTGGACGGTGGGGAGAACAATCAGTGGGCGATGGATTACATCGTCGCTGAGGCGCAGCGCGGCACGCTGGAGGCGTTTAACAACCTATCGCAGCAGTCGCAGGTATACGCCAACCAGACGACGCTACAGCAGCTTTTAAGCAGCCCCGGTTATCAAAACCAGATTGCCTCCGCCAGGCTGACAACGTTCAGCGACTGGAAGGCTATTAGCGATGCCGCCCGGGCAGACCTGACAGGCATTATCGCCGACGCGGTGGCACGTGGGGTTAACCCGAGGGAAACGGCCAGCGTTATCAGTAAGCGCCTTGACGTGTCGATGAGCCGGGCAAAGTCGATTGCCCAGACCGAGCAGGTCGGCGCGCTGCGGCAGGCGCAATGGAACGAAACGGACTGGGCCGCTGACCGGCTGGGGCTGAATACCGGCCTGCTGTGGCTGTCAGCGCTCAAGCCCACAACCCGCAGCTGGCACGCCAGCCGTCATGGCAGGGTCTACACCACCGAAGAGGTGCGCGACTTCTACGCCGTGAACGGCAACCGGTACAACTGCTACTGCAGCCAGATTCCGGTGCTGCTCAACGACGACGGCAGCATATTCAACGAAGGGCTGGCGGATAAGCTTGCTAAAGAGCGCAAGCAGTGGTCCGCTCAGTAGACATTTCCGTATTAAATATATATAAATCAGCATTAAAATTTTTACGGATGGAAAATAATGCGGAAGATTTTGTCTTGGATCGGAGGGCTCATCGCAGTAACGTCGGGAGTGGTTACGCTTGTTGCTTTCTTTCTTCCACAGTACGTACCAGTGCAAACCAGATTAGCAATTGGGCGATTTATTGAGTTTATGAAGGTAAACCCATATGGCACTCTTATTACGATTGTGTGCTTGGTACTTTTAGCTGTAGTTTGGATATTAAGCAGTAAGGTGATAGAGCTTACTAAAGGAACCAAGCTATTCGCCATGTGCGGATTGTACTGGAGCAAAGACAACCAGCCTTTTTGCCCAAAGTGTAAAGAACCAGCTTCAGTGCATGACGATGATGAGTCTTATCGCTGTAATTCATGCGGGAGAATTATTTTCCCCAGTGGCGAGTCGAAACAAATATCCATCACGGAAGCTTTGCAAATAGTAAATTCAAAAAGAGGTCGCTAAGGCGGCCTTTTTTTATTGCCTGAACCCCACCAATGAGGACCCAGCATGAAACGCAACCGCGTTAACGTGCTGACCGTCGTCAACTCCGCTTCAAACATCACCACTGAAACCATCGACGGCAAGCCACATATCGTGGTTCGCGGCATCACGCCTGTCGTGGACGATATTGTGATGAACCGGAAGTTGTACCCGGCAGCAGAAATCGAAAAGGCCTACAACACGCTTGAGCGTAACCCGATGCCGCTGGGCCACCCGAAAGTGGACGGCAAGCACGTTTCGGCGCGCGATGTCCGGGCGGTTAATAACTATCACGTCGGGGCTTGGCTGCAGAACGTCAGCCACAAAGACGGCAAGGTGACGGGTGACATGTACGTGAACCGCCAGTACGCCGAATCCAGTGAGAAGGGCAAGCGCCTCATCAACCGCCTGGACGAGATGCTGGCTGGCACCAACTCCGACCCGATCCACATCTCCACCGGACTGCTGTATTCCGGTATTGCCGCTAACGGCGAGTCGAAGGGCAAAAAGTACAACGAGATCGCCACCAACATGATGTTCGACCATGTTGCGGTCCTGCTCGATGAGCCGGGCGCCGGAACGCCGGATGAAGGGGTGGGCATCTTCGTGAATGCCGAGGGGGATGAGCAGGAGATCGAAGTGGCTAACCTGGCCGACGCCGCCGACTGCACCCGCGAAGGCATGCTCAACAAAACCCGTTTCTTCTTCACCAACGCCTCCAATTTTTCCTTCGACGATATCCAGCTCGCCATCAGCGACAAGTTGCGCGAGGGTGCGGGCGAAGATAAGTGGCTCTGGCCGGAGACGGTGTGGCCCGACAATTTCATCTACCGGGACGAAACCAGATACCTGAAGCAAAAGTACCTCATCGATGATGCCGGTAAGGCCGTATTCGTCGGAGAGCCTGTAGAAGTCGTGCGCAAACCAACTGAGTACGAGATTAAAACCAACGGAGAGAACGATCCGATGAAAGAACTGATTATCAATGCGCTGCAAGCCGCTGGTAAGCCGACCGAAGGCAAGTCCGACGCTGAGCTGATGGACGCATACAACCAGCTGGCAGCAGAGAAGGCGGCCGCCAAAACCGAAACGCCCGAAGAGAAGGCGACTCGCGAAAAGGCTGAGAAAGAAGGGCGTGAGCGCGCCAACAACCAGGCAGAAGCCCCGGCATGGTTTAAGCCATTCGCCGACGATCTCGCTGCGGTTAAATCTGGCCTGACCGTTAACGCCGATAAGGAGAAAGGCGAAAAGCGCGCAGCTGTGAAGCTGGCGATGAACATGAGCGATGACGAAGTCGCGGATCTGGACGGTAAGGCGCTCGACGCCATGTACGCCAAGTGCCAGACCTCCATCGGCCTGAATGGTTCATTCCGACAGGCTACCAATAACCAGTCAGTCAGCGAAATGCCGGAGTAAAAAAAATGGCTAAAGACGGAAAGCACGTAATTCACGCGGGCGGCATTTTCCCAAACCCGCTTCTCAATCGCGAAGGCGCGGCGGCTGCGGCGACCAAGCCCGGCACCATCGGTTTCTTCGCCGCCGGCAAGTTCACCGCCTCCGTAGACGGTAATGAACAGGCGATCCTCTATGTCGCTGATTACGACTATCTGCGCTGTCAGACCGTCGACGATGCGATCCCGGTCGGCGAGCTGGTGGTGGGTATCCATCCGCTGGAAGGTATGTTCCTGAACGTGCGCGCGGCGGCGGGCACCTACAAAAAAAGGCCAGCCTCTGACCATTGCCAGCGGCCAGGTTAAAGCCGCCGGTACAACCGATAACGTCCGCGCCTACGTCGAAGAAGACGTCGCTTACACCGTGGTGGCAGGCGACCTGCTGCGCGTCGTAATTAAGTAAGGAGCACCTGAATGCTTGTATTTTCCCGCTCTATCGGTGAACGCACCGGTAACCTCGAAGTCAACCAGGCGCAGTTCCGCGAACTGGAGATGGCGCGCAACATGAGTGCGCAGTCTGTCGCTGACTTCATCGCCCGTGCTCGCTTCGGCGAAAACGGACATCTGGATGCCGTGAACGCCGTGGACGACATCCGCCGTATGTACCGCGCATACGATCAGACCGTGCTGGCGCAGTTCGAACCGAATACCGAGTTCACTCTGTTCAACGACCTGATGCCGCTGTCCCGCTCTGTTCGCCTGGAAGAGTCCGTGTATGAATATGCGCGTACCGGCGGCCGTGGCTGGGCTCATACCTCCATGTCAGGCCAGATTGGCGCGGCGCTGGATGCTCGCGCGTACAGCTTCGACGGTACGATGGTGCCGGTGCATGACAGTGGCTTTAAGTTCCACTGGCGTGACCCGATCTTCAACAAAGGTTCTGCACTGGCATCCCTGGCTGATGCGCAGCGCGGCTCTGTTGATGACGTGCGCCGCAAAATCGTCGACTACATGTTCAACGGCTTCCGCGATTCAGAAGGCAACTTCGTGACCTTCGACGGCAAGACCTGGAAAGGGTTGAAGAATGACGATCGCGTAGCTCAGGTTGACCTCGGCGCTTCCGGTCTGAACATCAACTTCGCTACCAGCACTGATCCGGAAGCGATGCGTAACGGGGCGATTAAGCTGCGCGATACGCTGAAACTTCAGAACAACCAGTACGGCCAGCAGACTGGTACGTTTCCAGCGAAATCATGTCCAACTGGGAGCAGTACTACGACACCCAGAACAAGACCCGCACGGTACTGGAAGAGATCCTGAAACTGTCTGGTATTGCCGCGGTGAAAGAGGATGCTGAACTGACCGGAAACCAGATCCTGATTGTTCCGCTGGCTGCGGGTGTTATCGCACCAGTTGTTGGTCAGGCCGTTGGTACCGTGGCAGATCCGCGCCAGTTCTATAACAGCGACTATGTATGGCGCACCTGGGGTGCTGCTGGCCTGATGGTCAAGCAGGACATCAATCTCAAACACGGCGTTCTGTACGCTCACAGCTAAGGGGTCCCTATGGCACTGGTAGAAATCACAGCAGGTAACGTCTTCGCCGGTGCCAACCTCCGCAAACTGGAGGTTGGTGCGGTAGTTGAAGTTGACGATGTTACGGCGGCGCGCTGGAAGGCATCTGGTAAGGCAAAAGACACCGATAAGAAGAAGGGTGAGAAACTCTTTGACGACTCATCCTCGGTGGCCACGCTGCAATCAGTTGATCTGCAGGAGCAGCTCGCGGCGGTGACCAAGTCACGCGATGAGGCGCTGGAGCAGGTATCACAACTCACCGAACAGGCAGCGAAAGAGAAGGCAGCTTTCGATGCGCAGCTCGCGGCGGTGACCAAACGCGCTGACGAAGCAGAGGCGGCACTGGCGGAAGCAACCAAGAAGGGCAAATAACCATGGCTGACTCAATCACGGCGGCAGACGTGCAGGCGTTCCTCGGTGAATTGGGTTACTCCATCCCGGGCGCGCTGCTGGAGCCGATCCTCTGCGTGGTGAACAAAATCATCCCGTGCCTCGATGGGGCAGGGTATGACGACTGCACCGCTAAGCTGATCCTGATGTACGCAGCCGCGCTGATGGCGACGTCGTCCGGTGCGCGTCGTATCAAATCGCAGGGTGCGCCGTCTGGCGCATCACGCTCGTTTGATTACGGCGAAGACAGCATCACCTGGTTGCGCGGCTCGCTGGCAAAACTCGATACCAGCGGCTGCACTGGTGAGTTGCCAATCAGCGCCGGTAACAGCGTCGGCATGTTTATGGTTGTCGGGGGCTGCTGATGACCTGGATATCCGTAAGCGTGCGCCTGCCGAGTTCTTTCACCCGCGTCTGGGTGCTTACCGATACCGGGCGGGAGACTACCGGCTACGTTAAATCGGACGGTGAGTGGTTCATCAACTGTCCGCGTATTCGCGCTACGGGCGCGGTGGTGCTGCGCTGGAGGGAGGGCTGATGGCTATTGTAACAAGCATGGTTGGTGCATTGAATGTGACGGTGGTTTATCGCGTTTCTGGTGAGGTTAAAACCTTCAAGGAGATAGTGGTTTCGCCAATCGTCATTGAGCGGTATTTGCAGCTGGAATGCGGAGATGCCATAGGGCTTTTCGTGCCGGTCGGTAAAGGCCAGCAAGTCAATGCGCTGAATATCGAGTGGTTTGAGATTGAGCGCGTGACCGCGCCAAAGGAGTGACCCGTGTCGGCAACTGCAAACTGGTCCTACACCGCAAAAGCCACTATCTGGCGCAAAGGTGCGGGCGGCAGGGACGAGAACGGCGATCCGCTGAATGGCTACGCCGCTCCGGTAGTCATCATGGTCGATTATGAGGGTGGGCTGTCAAAGCGCATCAGCAGCATTGGCGCTGAAATCGTCGTGAAGAACACCGTATGGACGGAGTACGCGCTGGCCGACGCCGGTGATTACCTGCTGATTGGTGAGTCTACCGACGCTGATCCGGTTGCTGCTGGCGCTGACGAGGTGCGGCAGGTTATCCGCTACGCCGACACGTTCGAGCGGGTGGCGGACGATTTCGCCATCCTGACGGGAGTCTGAGCATGGGCATCAAAGTTAAGGGCATCAGCCAGGCGAAAAAGCATCTGAACGACATCATTAACGACGTTCAGGGCCGGAAAGCAGTCCGCGCCATCCAGTCAGCGTTGATTCTTATTGGTGCCCGGGCAGCTTATTACACCCCCATCGATACCTCTACGCTGGTCAACAGCCAGTTCCGGGAAATTGATGCGGGTGGCGTGATTATTACCGGGCGCGTCGGCTATTCGGCCAACTATGCAGCGTACGTGCATGAGGCGTCAGGCAAGCTGAAAGGTCAGCCGCGCGCGCACTTCGGCATAACCAGCAACCGCTCTGAGTTCGGCCCGCAGAAACCGAAAGAGTTCGGCGGCGGGACCGGAAAGGGAAACTACTGGGATCCGCATGGTGAGCCGCAATTCCTGACCAAAGGTGCAAATGACGAGCGCGATAACGTTGATGCAGTGATGCGCAAGGAACTTTCGCTATGACACCCATGATGCATGAACGGGTGCGCAACATGTTCGGTGATGCTGGCCTGACTGCCGGATTCACGGTGCAGAAGCTGATGTATGACGACCCGGAAGATCTGACGCAGGCTGTGATGGTGTTCAGACCGAACGGTGGTTCGAACATCCGTCACGACCTCGGCTCTGAACATCACGTCCTCGTTGATGTGATCGGCGCGAAGGATAAGCGAGGTGACGCCGCCAATGCCGTGCAGCGCATCGTCGATTACGTCCAGGCCAACCCTATGGCTGATGAGTGCGTCGGCTACATCCAGAACATGGGCGCAATCCCTGCGCCGGTGCTGACAGCAGAAGGCCGGATAGTCTTCCGGCTCCAGTTCGCATGCACCTATGGAGAATAGCCATACCAACCAAATAGACCCGCTCCGGCGGGTTTTCTTTTTTATACGTCAAAGAGGAAGTTTCTATGGCTAATTGCCCTAGCTCTAATGAGCGTCTATTCGGCGGCGCTGTCGTGCTGGAAGTCGCTGACAGCTGCCCGGATGTCAAACCACTTGAGTCTGAGTGGATGTCGCTGGCAGCCGGCACCTCCAAGGGATTCGACTTCAACCCGAACTCGGTAACCTCAGATGCTGATGACGGCGGCGGCTATGTCGAAACCATCATCACCAACAGCGATTTCACTCTGAGCTTCGAAGGTGAGGTCCGCAAAAAGGACAAACTGGACCAGTACGGTGTCGGCAAATTCATCAAGTATTTCGCTGACGAGCTGAAGGCCAAGCGCCAGCCTGGGATCTGGGTGCGCATGGACTACGGCCCGGTTGAATTCATCGGCTACATGAATATCACTTCGCTGAGTTCGGACGGCGGTACCAACGACATCGTGACGTTCTCAACCGAGTTCAAAGTGGGCGATGCCAGCACCATCGAAGTTAACGAAGTGACGGCAGTTGCGGTGACCGGCGTAACGGTGACCCCTGCTACCAGCACAGGCGCGGCAGGCGGTACCAGCACCTTTACGGTCAATATCGCCCCGACTGGCGCAACCAACAAAGACTTCACCGTAGCATCAACCGATCCAACCAAAGCCACTGCTACCGCCTCCGGTACCACCGTCACGGTGAGCCGCGTCGCCGCCGGCAGCGCGCAGATAATCATCAACACCGAAGACGGAAACTTTGTGGCCGTGCATACGGTTACCGTTACCTAACGGACATTCCAAAGGGCGGCGTGCTGCCCTTGATAATGATCGTTACCCGGGAAGGAACATGACAGCATTAATCGACATTGGCGAGTTTTCTGTCAGTGATGGCCGTGAAGGCGGAAAAGACTACCTGCTGAGACCATCACTGATGGCGATGACGCGGATCGGCACTCCAGCAGAGATTGTTCAAGCGTATGCCACGGTGCACGGTAGTGATGTTGCTGCCGTCATCCAGCTCTGTACTGACACGCTTGGCCGCTTTCCTGACTGGCTGTCGCCATCCATGAATCGCATCGCAGAACGGCTGCTATCGCTGAGCATGCATATCATGCAGGCCTGCTGTGATGACGACCTCACCCCGATGATAGGTGAATGGAAAGGCTGGAGCCGATACGTCGTTTACCGGCCCGGGCAGATGCCGAGGAACGACATCATCGTGCTGGCTCAGCACCTGATGCAGCATGGCATCGTAGGTAAAGCCAGTGTGCGCCGCCTGCAGCGGCATGAGTCAGGCGAAACGACGAACGAGTTTAAGGCCTTCGACTACATTAGCGCGGCGCGTAGCCACTTCGGCATGAGCCGGGAAGAGGCTGCAGCGCTGACTATGACCGAGTTTCAGCTGATGCTCGCGCAGAAATACCCCGATCAGAAGGGCTTCACCCGCGAAGAGTACGACGCGGTTGCTGATGACTACCTGAAAAAGCAGGCAGCACGCCGGGCGCAGGCGAATCAGAAGTAACCGGCATTCATTCCGGGCACCTCTTGAGATCAATAAATCAGCAGTTGCCGTTGCGCCTGTGCTATTCCTGGGTAGGATGTTTCCACTTTTACCAATGGGGAATAGGGATATGAAGAAGTTAGCTTTGGCATTGCTTGCAGTGGTTTCCTTGGGAGCTACCGCGTCTAATACGTACACAAAAGAACAGCTCAACTCAATGGCTGCGTCTGGGAGTTACCCAGAACAGGAGTCACCAGTTACTAAGAGCGTTGAGTCAGTGTCATTTGAGAGGTGCAAGCAGGACACCTACGGCGTTTATAACCAAATCGCGGGCAATTATCCGGCACAAGAAGTTGTCAACACTGGCATCCTTTACACTGTTAAAATTTGGACCAACGACGGCGTGATCATGGTTTCATGTTCAGAGCCTGATGGTAAAAAACTTGTCACTCAATCCTCCTACAAGTAAAGGGAATCTATATGAGCGAACAAGAGCAACTTCAGCGTTTGAGTGAAGAGGTGGCCAGAGCATACCTGCGCCACCTGGAATCAACCACTGGCGGAAATAAAGTTACTTACGATGGCGTGACAAGATCAATTACCCTCGAAGAACTAGTTTTTGGTCTCATAGGGGTCGCGCACTTCAATGCGAAAAACCATCCAGATGACGAGATACTAAAAGACCCATATAAACATCTCTCGCACATGATTGATATTTTATCAAAGCCGTATGTGATAACTGAGTTTGGTCTAAAAGTTATTGAACATATGAATGAAATTTCCATTCATAAACAGCGCGGGGTGTTGATGTGAAAACGGGTGCAATGTGCTTATCTTTGCTGATTTTAATTTCTGGTTGCGATGATGGCGGAAAAGGAAGTGTATCTAACGGCGCTGATACAGCTATAACAATGTTCAAATCATCTATGAGTGAGGGGGATCATCCACCCTTCAACTATCAGCGTCTCGTATTCAAACCAGATCAGCAAAACTCAAGCAAGGTAATAAGTGGGTGGGTTTGCGGAGATGGAAGCATGAAGCGTGATGATAAGACCTTTAACTTTAAAGTTAGAGGTCATGTTATTAAGTCAGAAGATATTTCATACGTTGGTGACATAGCCGCACTGCTTTCTGATACTGAAATGGTCAAATACGACATTCTTTACAATAAGAATTGCAAAGAATAAGCAGTAAGGAATATTAACAAACCTCGCCTTGGCGGGGTTTTTTATTGCCCGGAGATAGCAATGGCAAAAGAACAAAATGCTGGCAGCGTCGTCTATACGGTAAGCGCTGAGATAGAACCCCTACTGATTGCTGGTAAGCAGGCCATTGATGTTCTGGATAAGCTGGATGCAGCCGCTCAGCAGTCTGGCAAGGGAATGGATAGCCTGGACCAGAGCACATCCCAGACCGGATCGGCGTTCAACGAACTGGCTGGATATGCCAATTCAATGGATAACCAACTGCGTAAACTGAACACCAATGTAAGCGGCATAGCTCGCGCCATGGAAGAAGCTCGCAGCGGTACCGGGGGAGCTAACAGCGAGTTCAATCGTGCTGAATCAATCATTGAGGCATTGGGTAACCAGCTGGCGATACTGGACGAGGCACAGGAGAATGGCGCTCGCAGCGCTGCAGTGTTGGCAGCCCAGTTACGCGCCGGGTCTAAAGCCACCGATGAAGAAAAGCAGAAAATTGGCGAGCTGACAGGCCGTCTATACGATATGAAAACCAGTGTAGATGCTGGTTCAAAAGGTCATGGAAACTGGAAAAACAGCATGCAGCAAGCTGGCTACCAGGTGCAGGACTTCATCGTTCAGGTTCAGGGGGGGCAGTCTGCGCTGGTGGCCTTCGCTCAGCAAGGCTCACAGCTTGCTGGAGCTTTTGGTCCAGGAGGCGCGGTAGTAGGTGCTGTTCTTGCGCTAAGCACGGTTGTAGCAGGGGCGCTTATAACATCTTTGAACGGCGGAAAGTCTGCCATGGATGCGCTGAAAGATGCAGCCGAGGCGATGGATAAAGTCATTACTATTTCTCAAAATGGTGTGGCTGCGCTGTCAGATAAGTATGCAATGCTCGCTAAAACTAACGCAGAAGCAGCGACCATTCTCCGCAATCAAGCCATCATTGAATATAATTCAGCTGTTTCAAAGATCCCGAAGGCTATTGGTGATGCGGCGGCTTCGGTAATTGATTTTGGCGATAAAGCTCTCAGCGCTTTTTCAGGTGGTTATGCATCAATTAAAGGTTTTAGTGACCGACTTGCCTCGCTGAATATCACCACTGATGACTACACAGAGGCAATGAAGCAGGCTTATGGCGCTGGGCAGGCCTTCCAGGCTACAGCGAGTAGCATCGGCAATACCGTTGGCTCAGTTGCGAGTAAGTTCGCAATCTCTGAGCAAGCTGCCTTTAAGCTTGTTAAACAAATGGATGAAGTGCAGCGGACCAAATCCACAGAAGCACTTCAAAGATTGGTCATAGAATTACAAAACACCAAAAGCTCATCAGATAGCGGAACTAACGCGATTATCGAGTTTTTGAAACCACTAACGGAATTAGTTGGTGCGGCTGGGATGGCAAAAGTCAACTTGGCCGGTATGAACCTTGAGATGGATAATCTCACCGCTGGCCAGAAAAACCTTATCAAGCAGACAGAGCGCAACTTAGCACTGTCAAAATTGCAGGGTGAGGAGCGAGTGCGACTGCAGGCGCAATACGCAGCTGAGGATGCAGGGTTTGCTAAAGACGACCCGCATGCTAAGCAGATGGAGCAGGATGCAGCAGCGACCTACCGTAACACCCAGGCACAGAAAACCTTCCAATCTGAGCGGAAGAAGGGAGTCTCGCAGGCTGAATCCATTGCTCAGAAACTGGCAAATCTGAAGCAGCAGGCAGAACTGGCTGCCGGGTCGACGCAACAACTCAGCCGCGAGCAGGCCATTCTCACCGCCCAGCAATCTCTGGGTGCAGCAGCAACTCAAAAAGACCTCGAACTTGCCGGTCAGTATGCCGCTGCAAAATGGGATACTGCCAACGCGCTCAAAGCCCAGGCCGCCGCCGAGAAACTCCTGCCGGAAACGCGCGAAAACGCCAGCTATAAGCAGGATGTTCAGGATCTGAATACTGCCCTGACCGCGAAGAAAATCAGTCAGGAACAGTACAACGAAACCGCAGAACGACTGGAGGCGACGCACCAGACCAACCTCGCCAAAATCCGCGCTCAGCAGGCGGTAACGCCCCAACAGGAGGCGGCTGGCACTGTTGACCCGGTGCAGCAACTGGCGAACGAGAACGCGCGTAAGCTGGCGCTGATTCAGCAGTACGAGCAGCAGGGCGTATTAACCCACCAGAATGCGCTGGCGCTGCGAGCTGCTGCTGATACAGAGTACGAGCAGGCGCGCATCGCTGCACAGTGGGAGATTTACCGTAATCAGAGCACTGGCAATGAACTGCTGGCCACCTCGCTGGAAGGCCTGCAGAGCGGGGCAACCAATGCCCTCACTGGATTAATCAACGGCACCCAGAGCCTGCAGGAGGCAATGGCTAACGTTGGCTCGACCATCATCAACAGCGTGATCGGCAGCCTCGTAGAAATGGGCATGCAGTGGGTTAAAAATCAGGTGATGGGGCAGGCAGCGGCGGCAGCCTCTCTGGCATCTACCATGGCGCAGGCAACTGCTGCAGCATCAGCTTGGGCGCCGGCAGCAATGAGTGCGTCGATCGCCACGTACGGCAGCGCCGCTGCTGTTGGTCAATCGGCTTATGCAGCCTCTCTTCTGTCAGCCAAGGGGTTAGCTGTCGCCGGTGCCCGCGAACACGGCGGGCCGGTCTCGGCCAGCTCCATGTACCGTGTGGGCGAAGGTGGCAAACCTGAGATTTTCAAAGCCAGCAATGGTAGCCAGTACATGATCCCCGGCGATAACGGTCGCGTCATCAGTAACCGCGATATTGGCGGTAGTGGCGGTGGGTTCAATTACAGCCCGGTCATCCATGTAAACGGTGACCCGACAGAGCAGCAGCTTGCCATGCTGGAGGCTGCAGTTAAGCGCGGGGCGCAGCAGGGATATTCCATGGCCGTCAGCGACGTCGCCAGTGGCAAAGGTAAGCTCTCCAACGCTCTGACCAACAACTTCAACACCAGTCAACGCCTCACATAAGGAGTTCCCATGGGGATCAGCAGCACCATTGATTTCCCGCACCAGTACCTGCCAATGCCCCAGCGATCCGGTCATGGATTCACTCCGGTAAGCCCTCTCCAGCGCTCCACCATGACATCCGGCCGCACGCGCCAGCGTCGCAAATATACCTCTGTTCCCACTGAGGCGGGAGTTTCGTGGGTATTCAATGATGCCCAGGCGCAGCTGTTTGAGGTGTGGTTCAGGGATGTGATCACCGATGGCGCAGCATGGTTCAACATGCGCATGCGCACGCCAATGGGCGTTGGTGACTACGTCTGCCGTTTCAAGGATATCTACGACGGGCCGGTGCTGTTCGGGTTAGGGTTCTGGAAATTCACGGCAACACTGGAGCTTTGGGAGCGTCCAATCCTGCCAGCTGGCTGGGGTAATTTCCCTGAGTTCATCGTGGGGCAGAGCATTATCGATTACGCGCTCAACAAGGAGTGGCCTGAAGCATGACCAGTCCAACCCTGAACAGGCTTTACGCCAGTGGCGGCAGCGAGGCGCTACTGAATACGCTGCAGATTACCGTCGGTGGGCAGGATTACTGGCTGGTCGAGAACTTCGAAGATATCACCGCTGTTACAGAGGCGGGGGCGGCAGTGACATTCCAGGCGGCGGCCATGGCCGTCGCGCTGCCAGCCAGGAACAAAGACGGCACGCAGGATCTGCAGTTCGCCATCAGCAACATTGACGGCATCGTTTCCACTGCGATACGCAACGCCCTGGCTAACCTGAACAACGGCACGCTGGTAATGCGGCAGTACATATCGACTGACCTTAGCTACCCGGCGGCACCACCGATCGTTCTGCAGATTAAGGACGGGTACTGGAAAGCGACCGAGGTGCAAATTACTGCCGGATTCCTGAATATCTTGAAAACCGCATGGCCGCGCTATCGATACACGCTTCCTGTGTTCCCGGGACTTCGTTATTTAACTTGATGCTGGACCCTCTCAGAGTTCAATATTTCTCCTCACCTTACGTGAAGGAGGATTTATGCTCGGCTCTCTCAGGGAAATTGTCTTCTCCGTTGCAAAGCATGAAGTTGGACACTGGCTCGCGTGGCATTGCTATGGCGGTTCTTCATCTGGCATTGAAGTAAAAATTATATCGATTAGTGGGCGACACACAGGTGCCTTTCTACCTGACATGGAGTGGGAAGTGTCTACGCTGGATGACGCTTGTAAATATTTAAAAGCCAGATTGCTGTGCCTGCACGCTGGTATTTATGCGGAATCTTTTCTCGGCAATATTTACGACGCAGAACGCATAGTCCGTGAGTTTAACCATCTCGGCGCTGCAGCATCTGATTTTCACCGGAGTATTGAGCTGGCCTGGGCTTACTGCAACCTCACAGGCCGCTCAGATCAATACAGCGCGGTTTGCAGTGAAATAGACCAGGAGGCGACCAAGCTGGTTGCGGACAATTTTGAATTTATTAAGCACGCAGCGAAAGCGATCTCAGACATGGCGGTTTACGAAGGTCAGATTATTAAACTCCCTGATTATGAACTGCAATCCATGTATGAAAAATTTAAACGTCAGAGGTGATGAATGGAAAAAGTAACGCTGTCCGTAAAATTTGATACCACATCATTAGATGAGGCAATCGAGAAGGTCAGGACCTTAAAAAAAAGAACTAAGGGAGCTTGGCTTGCCTTACTTCACCGGCAATCCTCTGGCTGGATACCAGCCACAACAAGAAGAAAAAGCCACCAACCAGTAAGCCGCTTGAAGCGGCTTTTTTTATGAGGCGCCCATGTTCAATCCTGATAAATACCGTTCTGTCGAGTGGCAGAAGGGCGGACGCGATTACCCCGCACTGGACTGCTTTGGCATCGTCAACGAAATCAGGCGCGATCTTGGCCTGGCTCCGTGGCCTGATTTCGCCGGAGTCACAAAGGATGATGACGGCCTCGACCGGGAGGCGCGCGGGCTGATGGCTGGCCTGACGCGATGTGAGCCTGCCCCGGGCGCGGGTATCGCCTGTTATTCAGGCTCTGTGGTGACGCACGTTGCCATCGTTGTTGAGATTGATGGCCAGCTTCGCGCCGCGGAGTGCAATCCCCGCACTAACGTAACCTTCCTGCCGCTGGCGCGGTTTGCGCGCCGCTTTGTTCGCGTGGAGTATTACCAGTGACGATCCGAATCTATCCCTCACGCCTGCCCGGCGAGCCGCTGGAAAAGCACGAACACGAAACGATGACCCTCAGCGCCTGGTTTGCGCGGAACGTGAAGGACTGGGCACCGGATCAGCAGCATCCGGTTGCGGTTGAAATCGACTGTGTCCCCGTCCCGGCGTCAGAGTGGCCACTGTGCGTTATCAAACGCGAAACCGACGTCAGGATGTATCCGGTACCATACGGTACGGGAGCAGAAATCGCGCTGTGGGTGGCCGTCAGTTTGGCTGTCGCCTCTGCTGCGTACAGCATCTACATGATGAGTACCATGTCGCAGGCAGGCGGCGGTGGTTCCCAGGCGGCCAGCGGTGACCAGATTGACCTCAACCCGGCCAAAGCGAACTCGGCGAAACTCGGTGACCCCATCCGGGAAATCTTCGGCAAATATCGCGTATGGCCTGATTACGTCGTGCAGCCGGTGAGCCGGTTCGTCAACGAGACCAGCATGGAAACCAGCATGTTTCTGTGCGTGGGTGTCGGGGACATGGTGATTAACCAGTCCGATATCCGGATCGGTAATACGCCAATCTCTGCTTTCGGTACGGACGTGCGTTACACCCTCTACCCGCCTGGCGCCACGGTATCCGGCGACACGCGCACTGAAAACTGGTTCAACTCACCAGAGGTCGGCAATACCGGCTCCGGTACCGCCGGGCTGGACCTGGGCTCAAGCGGCCCGGAGACGGTCAGTATTATCGCGGATGCGCTGGTCGTGTCCGGAAACTCCATCACGCTGGTTGACGTATCGTCGTCTGGGGATGAGGAGATCCCGCCGTCCTGGACGGTCGGAACGGTGATCACCGTGCTGGCACCAAACTCCTATACGGTCGTGTCGTCCGGCGGTTACAGCGTGATTTATGGCGGAGTAGAGGAACTGGCACCAGTGGTCGGCATGCCAGTATCCCTGAACTATAACGGCAACGACTACGATCTGGTGATCGCCAGCTACGCCCCTGGCGTTCCGGCGGTGCCGGGGGTAGGCGGTAGCGCCGCCAGAATCACAGCCAGTGCAGCGCCGACGACCTACGATTTCAGCACCACGCCTGTGACGTTCAGCATCAGTTGGCAGGGCACGACTTACCCGGTATCGCTGGTGACCAACTATGTCACCATGTCAGGGCTGGTTTCCTCGATCACCTCGCAATTGTCCGGTTCCGGCCTGGTCGCGCGCGATAACAGTGGGCGGCTTGAAATTGGCGAGGCCAGCAGCCCCTATGCTGGCGGGTCCATTACGAACAGCCCGTTACCCGTTGCTGTGTTCGGTGATGCTCCGGTTAATACGGCTGGCGTGAAATCAACTGGCGGCACTGCGGAAGTGAGGGCGCACATTACCCTGGCCTACAATAGCGCCACTGGCACGCCATTCACCGGTCTGCCGGAAGGCATCCAGCGGTTCTCTCTGGGGCTGGCTGGCAATCAGTTCCGGATCACCGACGTGGACAGCCAGACGGTCACGGTTGAGAGGATTGCAGTCACCACCGGACCTGGCGGTGAGACCATCACGACGCCAGAACTATCGTGGCCCGGATTCACTGAGCGAACCCTTCTGGACGCGACCGTTACTGGCGTCAGCGACGATTATGAATGGGTGGGGCCGTTCCTCGCCTGCCCCGACGGCGAAACCATGGACGCATTCGAAGTGAACATCAACTTCCAGAGCGGGCTGGTTCGCTACACCGATAAAGGTAACAAGCGCTCCATGCCCGTGCGCCTGGTGATCCAGTATCGCAAGGTTGGTACCACCGCCTGGCAGCAGCAGTCTCCGTTCTATTCCCGCAGCACCGAAAACCAGATTGGGTTTACGCATCGCTACAGCGTCTCACCCGGTCAGTATGAGATCCGTATGCGCCGCACTGAAACGGTTAAAGGTGGCAGCACGCGTGACCAGGTCTTCTGGCAGGCGCTGCGCTCCCGGCTGAGAAAGCGCCCCACGAAGTACGACGGAGTCACCACCATGGCGCTGACCGTGCGCACAGGGAATCGCCTGGCGGCCATGTCCGATCGCCGGATAAGTGTCACACCAACCCGGATTTACAGCGGCGGCAGAACGGCGCGGAGCATCAGCGGGGCGCTTTACCACGTCCTGGAGTCACTTGGGTTCACGACCAGCCAGATTGATACGGCGGCAATTGACGCGCTGGAACAAACCTACTGGACGCCCCGCGGTGAGAAGTTCGACTGGGCGAGCGGTGAGAGCAAGTCCGCACTTGAGGTGCTGCAGAAAATCACCAACGCAGGTATGGGGTATTTCCTGCTGTCTGACGGGCTGGCGTCTGCTGGCCGGGAAGGGATTAAACCCTGGGTAGGCATGATCACCCCGCAGGAAACCACCGAGGAGTTGCAGACCGCGTTTAAGGCCCCGTCTCAGGACGATTACGATGGCGTGGACGTGACGTATATCAACGGTACCACCTGGCAGAGGAGACCGTGCAGTGTCGCCTGCCTGGCAACCCTACGCCGGTGAAAATCGAGAGCTACACGCTGGATGGCGTTCTGGACGAGGACCGCGCTTACCGCATCGGCATGCGCCGGTTGCTGGGCTACCAGTTGCAGCGCCTGCAGCACACCACCTCAACCGAGATGGATGCGCTCTGCTACGAGTTCATGGACCGCATTGTGCTGGCCGATGACATCCCCGGCAGCCAGACACTGAGTTGCCTGATTACCGATATGACGTATGACAGCAGCAAAATCACCCTGACGCTCAGCGAGGCCCCGGACTGGTCGTTCCAAAGCCCGCGCGTGATTATCCGCCACCATGACGGGCGGGCATCGGCAATGGTTGTGCCGACACACATTGACGACTTCACGATCTCGGTGCCGTACAGCGCCGCGCTGGAGCCGGAATTATGGGCAATGAACGATGCGTACATTGAGCCGCCGCGCCTGCTGTTCTGCTCGTCTGTCCGTGTGCCGTATGACGCACTGGTGGGGGAAATATCCCCAGGCAATGACGGGATCAGTCAGGTAACAGCCATCCAGTACCACCCAGGAAAGTATGCCTATGACGACGCCACTTACCCCGGCGACGCCGCTTAAAAAAGACTTCAATATTATCTGACCCGCTTCGGCGGGTTTTTTTTATGCCAGGAGCTAGCATGACCACATACGCCACGAATAACCCGAGAGGGTCAATGGATCCGAAGGACCTGTTCGATAACGCCCAGAACCTGGACTTTGCGGTAAACGATATTACCAAAGCATTCTGGAAGGACCGCTTCGGCAGAAATCGACCAACAATGTTTGGCATGGAGCAGGCGTTTTCTGCCCAGCTGCTTAGCCAGAAACAGCGCTTTGACAATTTTATCCAGAGTTCAGGGTATAAGGTTATTGGTGATTATACCGATGGCCCGCTGACTATTACTGAATATAACCAGCTAATCCGTTATCAGAATGAGTTCTACAAATTAACCGCCGCCACAACACTGCCGTTTACCACCACCGGTAATGACGCAACATCATGGGCCAATGATTCCCTGCATTTTGTCAGCGTGGGAGATGCTGCGCTTCGTCAGGAGCTGTCCGCGCCGGGGGGTGCGAGCCTGGTTGGCCCTGGGGTGATGGCTCGTGGTATTGATAAATTCTCAATATTTAATGGCAACCTAGGGGAAAATGCAACCCCTGGATTACGGGTTGATCTCAATACTCTGACAGGACAATCGACCGGTAACGGTAATTTCCTAAACATGGTTTTTATACCATCCGATCAATTGGACACCACGGGTAAAGTCGCTGGCCAGATGATTGATCATAGATTCGGAGGCGGTGCCGGAGGTAGACATGGGTTTATGTCAAGATTGATCCAATCATCACCGCAGTTAAGTACAACAAATGACCAGAACTACGTGGCTGTGGTAGCTCAAGTATTGTGTGATGCAGGCGACCCCATAGAAACATCTACCGGGTCTGTTCTTTTTGCCAGTGAGTCTTTTGCTGAAAGCCGAACAGATACTGGCAAAGTCAGGGCTGTTATTGGGTCGCTGCATGAGGCAGGGGTCTCAGGAACAGTAATTCCACTTGATCGAATTGGCGTTCAAGTAACAAGTCAAGGCACAAAGAATGCCACTCGAGTTGATGCAGCCATTGGTGTGTCATCTGGGACTTCGCGCGCAGCCTGGAAAAACGGGATTAAGTTTTCAAATGTTACAGGTGGGCAAGTATTTGATTCAACATCCTGTGCAATTATCCTGGATCCAGAATCAACATCACAACCTAAGATGACCCTAGACGCGATTATAAAGGTCAAATCTTCTGATGTAACATTCAACAACATAATAGACACTCCAAGGGTAAAGCTGTCTCAATCAGGCCTGGATATTAATTTAAGCTCGTCGTACATAAAACTTGGTGGGACGGTTGCTAGCAATACCCCGCATGTTAGTTTTCGCTCTGGCGCAACAGCCGCTCCAGGTTTTGATTCTAGATTTATCGCCACTGGAGGCAATGGCTCAGATGCGGGGGGGTCATTACAGGCACAATGCGCTACCCTAATTGTGTCTGGCACGCTCAGGCCTAGCTCTGCAAACACATCTCTATGTGGTACGACATCACAACCATGGTCTGGCGGATTTACTCAAACTGCATTCACCGTAACCTCGGACGAAACCCACAAGACAAAGCCGATAATGCTAGCTCGTGGCGTTCTGAAGCCTGCGACATCTTTAGATGCCGAAATGATGCCCCCTCCTCATGCTGATACCATTCTCGACGCATGGGCTGAGGTTGATTTCGTGCAATTCAAGTATCTAGACCGGGTAGAGGCGAAAGGTGAAGACGGTGCCCGTTGGCACTTTGGTGTTATTGCTCAGAGGGCTATTGAAGCATTTGAGCGCCACGGACTCGACGCATTTGCATTCGGATTTGCGTGCTATGACGAATGGGGCGGGACAGAGGAAGTTATCGATGAAGAGTCGGGAGAGGTAATTACTGAGCGAGTTGACGCAGGCTCTAAATACGGCATTCGCTATGAAGAGGCGCTGGTATTGGAGGCAGCTCTCCAACGTCGCAACTATGCGAGATTGTTGGCCGATCAGGAGACAATGGCCGCACGTATTGAAAAGCTTGAAAGTCTACTCAGTAAGGCGAATTGATAGGCAGCCTCGCATTGATCTGCAATCCCTTTAAAACTACTGTATATAAAAACAGTAAAAGGAGTGCAGATCATGCCCCGCCGTTCCGACATTCACGCCGCATTTGTGGCTGCAATACAGCAAAACCCTAAAGGTTATCAGTGCCTTCACACGAATGACTTCATCCGTGAGTTGCGCGCCAGGAACTGGCATTTCACGCAGGCCGACGCCAACGACTGGATAGAGCGCTATCAGCCCGACTTCGCCGACAAGACTACAGACCTGAGCGTGAACCGCCTGTGGATCCTGCGCAATATGGGGAGGGTTCACTAATGGGCTTCGCCTCACCAGCTACCGACTATATAGAGCAGCGGGTTACGCCAGCCAGTGTCTGCATGACTCCCGACAGTCGCATCCTCGAGACGTCGGCGGGTTATGCGATCATCGTCCCGGTCACGCGCCCACAGCAGGGTGATGCGCTGTTGATTCTGTCCGGAGGTCGGACGCAGTTTGCGAAGCTTAGGGGTAAAGCGTTAATCACGGATGACGGCGAAGCGATCGAAGGTGATGCAGCTGAAGAGGCTGAGGTTATGAGGCGGGTGACGCACTTTATCAACAGCACTGATGCTGCGATATCTCCTGAGGCGGCATTGGCGCAGTTTTGA